AACTTCTTTGATAATTTGGCAGGATTTTAGCTCGGCAGCATCTAATTTGTTGTTATAAATTGCAGATTCAAGCTCATCCATGTCCACATACTCTTTTTTCTTAATTAGTTTTCTCAGCTGGGCTGCTGTCACATTGCCGGATTCTTTTAGGGTTTTAAGTTTTGCAATTAAAGCATCTTCCTCGAATGATTCTCTCTGAGAAACTGAAACCTTTGCAATGTAGCCGCCAGCCTCATAGTTGTCCATGTTTGCCCCGGTCATGATTGATTTAATCATATTACCGTCAGATTTTACCTGCTTGTCCAAGATATCATATTGAGATTTAACCTCCCCAAATCTTGGGACTAAACTTTCAAGCTGTTGCTCGGGTGTTAGTTCTGGTGTTTCAATTAACTGTTTACTTCTTGCCATTCTTTTTTCCTCCTTCAATTTTGGATAATTTAGTTCTCCATATATTATATAGAATTTTATTGGTTTTTCGTTACCTTATTTTTTAATGCTCTTTTTCCTCGTTCCCCCCAAAATCGGGCTGTATAATCTCCCATTACCCCGGCTCTTCCTTTTGGAAGCCATTCTTTGAACTTTTCTAATTTTTTAATATCATTTGAATCCCAATATCTTATTCCCCTATCGTGTGATTGCTCAAACGACGGTAATGGGGGCATATCCTTTGGCTTTTCTAATGTGGTATCTAAATACCACCTATACCAGTTATTTAGCGTCTGCACCGAGATATCAAGCGTCTGTGCCACCCTACTTGCTGTCATCTTGCCCATTATAATCATCCTCCCTTAATTTTATTGATTTCATATTTTCTTCTACTCCTCTCGAATATCCTGATGAGTTATTACCCCGGCTAATTGCTTTTCTTGCACCGCTTTCGCCCATATTATATGACATAAGCGCACGGTGTAAATCATATTTATTTAAGTAATCTGAAAGCATATATAACCCTGCCTCAATATTTTGCTCTGGGTCTAAAAAATCAGTAATTCCAAGTTCATCAGATAACCATTTATGATTTATTTTGTTGATTTGCATTATCCCATAATCGTTTGTCTTGCTTATAATATCAGATTGGTATGTACTTTCTTTTTGCATAACTGCGAAAGCTATTACTGGGTCAACTCCATATTCTTCACATAATTTTATTGTTGTGGCTTGCAATTCATCTGATAATGGGATGTCATAATATTGGGTTTCTGGTTCATCCTTTGTGATTTCAATCTCTGAGATTTCAATCTTTTCGCTGCCCTGATTTGTTTTATGCTCCACCGACGCCACCACATAACTAAAATCGGCAGAGCTATCATAAAAACTTCACCACCCGTGGCATTATAACCCCTTTCCAAATCAGCATAAAGGAAACTGAGGGGAATCAGCATTACTGAAACCCCTAACAATAATCCAAACCAAAAGTTATTTATAATCTTCATTTCCCTTTTTCCTCCTTAATTTTAGCTCAGCAAGAAATCAATCATTTCTGGCTTGCTTGTACTCATTTGTCCGTCAACTAACATATCCGCCATCATGCCTTTTTTATAAACAAGTTCTTCAATTCTTTCATCAATGGTATCTTTGCAAACTATTGTGACGATTGTAACATTGCTCTTCGTTCCTATACGATGGGCTCTATCTTCTGCCTGTTCCTTATTTGCTCTATTCCAAGGGCTATCAAGGAAAATCTCTGCAGTTGCGGCGGTTAATGTTAAACCAGTTCCCATTGCCCCTATGGTTCCAATTATAACTTTACAGGAATCATCTTGCATAAACTTTCTCTCTTGGGCTTTTTTATCTTCATCCTTTATTTGCCCGGTAATAATAGCTGGGTTATATTTTCTTAATCTCTTAACAACTGGGTCAGTTATTTGTGTCCAGTTACTAAATATAATAACCTTTTGACCATTTTCTACAAACTCTTCAACCATTTCTTCCATGCGGTCAAGTTTTGCACTTTCCTGTATATCGCTACTTAAAATCCCTGTGAACCCTGTTGCTTGGCGAAGCCTTATCAACTCTGTTAGAGGGTTATTAGCAATCTTAATTTTATCAATATTTGATTTTATTTCAGCCTTAACCTCGTTATAAATGAGCTTTTGTTTTGCCGTCATTTCAACATATTCTGTTTGGTAAATCTTATCCGGCAGGTCAAGAACTTCCTGTTTTTTACGACGCAGCATTATTGATTCAAGTTGCTCTCGAAGTTCCCCAAGGTTTTTATACCCAACAACTTCATACCCGCCATATCCACCCATCACGCAGTAATGTTTTTTGAACTGGAAGAAACTGTGTTTTTCATAACCAAGCCATTTCATTATTACAAACAAATCAAGAGGCTGGTTCATCAATGGCGTCCCGCTCATTGCTATTTTAGTTTCGGCATTTATTTTCAATAATCCTTTTGCCTGTTGGGAAGCTGGGTTCTTACATTTATGAACCTCATCAACAGCTATCATCCCAATTTCGCCTTTATCACATAACTCTTTAATCTTTGATGCAATGCCTTCATCTCGAAGGCTTTCAATATTTGTAATTAAAAAGTATTGTTCTGGTAAATCGCATAGGTCTTTGAGTTTATCCTTATTTGAACCAATAACTGCTTTTCCACTTCCGTTGTATCGAGTTCCTAAAATCCAGCTGCTTTCATTGCTATGGGTTTCAACCTCTGAAGCCCAGTTCCATTTTAGTCCATTTACACAAGCTATGATGAGGCAATGCTTATATTTTCTGGTCATCTTTTTTGCAATCGCTATATCAATAACTTGTTTGGTTTTTCCTAACCCTTGCTCGTCCCCCAGCAAGAATTTATCATATTTTAGCCCATATTCAAACCCTTCAACCTGATGCCCATAAGGGTCAGTCTTAAATTTGAAACCTTTTGGGGGTTCGTATTTCTTTGGTTCTTGGTATATTAGTTCCCCGGTTATTTTTATTTCTTTATTCCCTATTTGAGGAATTATGTTTGCTAATTTTGCAAGGGGTATTTCCCATTCCTTACTATCAGGGTTCCAAGCTCTTTGAGTTTGGTTTCGCATAATGTTAATAAGGTTATTATCATATGGAAAGCTGAGGAATGCGCTTTGCTCGCCATTTAATTTATTGCTTTCTCTTATTTCAATACTAATCATTGTTTTCATCCTTTCGTTTTTATAGTTTAGGGCTTGTCCCAGTGTCAATATTATATAACATATTGATATGGATTGCAAGAGTTTTCTTGAAATATTTTCATAAAATAAAGCAGCCCCCGATTTTACTCGAAGGCTGTTTCCAAAAAGGAGGAGGAATATATTGTAAACAGGTAGTCAGCCTGATACAACCGTTATTATTTTCGTTGACAGAAATCAAGGCTTATCCATCCAGCACCAGACTTTAATCTGCCCCACTTGGTTGCCCCTGTGCCGCTTGATTCCTCAACTATGGTATAAATGCCCTTGTCTTTAATAACACCCGTTATGGCAAAGCCTGTGCCCGCACCTTTACGGATATTTAACACATTCGCTGTTACCTTAACCAAATAAGGTCTAAAAACTGGCTTCGGTTGTGGAGCCGGGGCATTAACTAATGATAGAAATTTAACATCAACCGGGCTATTTATTGCACTTGTCCCTGCTGTGTTTTTATTTATTACAGCCCTGTTTCCGCTAATTGATGCAACAATCCAATTTTGATTTTTAACCCAACTTGGGATATTTTTACCCCCAAAATAAACAGCGTTATTTGCTAATTTTACAACATCCCCAGCCTTTATATTGGTTGTTGGGACTGGTTCAGGTTTTGGTTGTGGTGCAGGGCTTGTACCACCTCCAAGAATTTTATTAACCTCATCAGCTATATATCCATGTCTTTCATATAGATATTCGCCGGGGCAGCTTTTATTTGCAAACCAACGGTGAACTGTCATGTTTTGTTTATCAACCTGCCCAATAAGGTTTTTATCGCCTTTCCATAACAGTTTTTTAATCCCATTCCTCTTGCATATATCAGCAACTAATTTAATAGTGGCATTGAGGGCTGCGGCAGTTACTGCATATGGGTGTGTGGTATCACTTGCGACCTCAATAGTTATCGCTCTATTATCGTTAGCAGCACTTGAAGAGCACCAACTTCTATCTTTTTCTTCACAATACATTCCAATTCTTCCGTCGGGTCCTACCCCATAATTAGAACTGGCTTGGCGAGATGTTGGTGCGAATACATTACCCAAAGATTCCACGGAAGCTTGTCCAACAACACAATGAATAGTAATGGTATCTATTGCATGATTTCTTGGGCTTGTTTTGTTTGGTGATATCTTTGTATAGTTTACTAATGAACTATTACTCATTTTATTTACCTCCTCAATGGACTTGGCATATTTATTGAAATAACCCTGCCCATAATTTGCCCGGCGAACTTTTACTGCATCGCTTTGGTCAGCCGGACGCTCATAATCTAATAAAACAGCATCTGATGCTTCTTTAACTGTTTTCGCTTTCGAAAGAATGCTCATTAAGTTTTTATAGCCTTGTAATTCTTTCCATAAGAATTCGAGCTGCATTTCAAGGTCTCCAATTGATGTTTTCATATTTTTGCAGAAGTTAAATAATGATTCCTTTCTACTCCAATATGTCCACTGTGCAAGCCCATATCCCGCCGAATCCTTAATAAAATTAGTGTACTTACCATTATCAACTGCAATGGTATATTGGGCGTCTGTCATGCCCAATTTCTTTTCATAGGTATTCTGAAGATTGCAAGGATTGAGAGCACTCTCGGCATAAAGGTTTCCCATAACTCCAGCGACGGAATGGTCACCTAATCCTTTATTTTTCAGAAAGTTCCATATCTTTTGTTCATTTGTGCCCCCAATCAATGCCATCTTCTTATCCTCCTATTCTTTATCTTCTTTGGTTTCTTCCCCGGCTTTTAACCTTGCGGCGTCTACCATGCCCTCGCCTATAATATAGGCAATAAGTGTGGAAGCTGCAGTAATAATAGCCACAACCTGCTCAATCGTTAAATCGTTGACCCCAAATGCTACCAATAGGGCTGTAACAAACCCGATAACCGCTGCCCAGAATTTGCGGCTTGTCAGCTTTTGTTTCCAATTAACCTTGTCCATTATTTGATTCCTCCTTTTTATCTTTGTATTTTTCTTTTATCTTGCGGTTCTTGATTGATGCTAATGCTACAATTTCAACCGTCCAAAATGCAAACCAGCATTGGGTTAATGTCGAAGAAATCTCCATTAACCCTTCGAATTGTAGAATGAAGGCAGCAATCGTGAAAAATGTTACCGCAAAGATAGAGATGAATACTATGTAGTCTGAGAATTGCCTTTTCTTTTTTGTCAATCGTCTACTACCCCTGCTATAATATCCCATGATTTCAGCCTCCTTAATTCTTTTTAATTCCGTCAATATCCTCAATTCTTTTCCATGCAGATTTCAATGATTGCTCAGTAGTAATTAACCTATCTCGCATTTCTTTAATCTCTGATTTCATGCCATTAAATTCGCTTTTGATTTCAACAATTCCATTACCTATGTTTTCCAGTTTTACAATTACTGTGGTCATTTGAGAAGCTTCTTTTTGGTTATCAGTTCTTTGATTTCTCTTCA